AGGGAGGCGGCGGTCGCAGCGGCCCTCCCCAAAAGTCGAGCGACGCGACGACCACACATCACGCCCGCACGAACAGGATGCCGAAGATCACCAGGGCCACGAACACCCCCACGAACGCGACCACCACCCAGTCGACGGGCCCGGGCTCCTGGTCAGGGGTGGTGTGCGGCCCAGTCGAACGATCGTTCTGATCGGTCATCACTTGCACCTCAGGTACGCATGGCCCCCACCCGACCGCCACTCGAGCGTGATGCCACACCGCTCGGCCGCGTTCACGGCAGCGAGCCTTCCGTTCGGCTTGGTACCCCACGCCTCGGTGGCATCGATCCACCGGCCGCTCAACCCCTGCCCGATGATCTGCTCGAACCGCCGCTGCCAGCTCCCACGCCCGTGACCTTCCGGCGGGGGATCCTCGGTCACGAACCGGCTGAGGTCATCCATCACTAGGCCCTCGAGGTGGGAGCGGGGCGCCGGGCCCGTCGAGCTAGACGGGACCCGGCGCCGTAGTTGCAAGCCGGGCACGCCGGCCTCAGCTCACAACACCGCGTGCCCGCCCGATGGACGTGACGGGCGAGAGGCGGCACATGATCCACCGTGGTGGCCCGGCGATGACAGCCCCGCCAGCACAACACCGGGCCCAGCTTCAGGGCGGCCAGGAGCTGGCGGTGGGCAGGCTCGTCGTACGGTCTCACGGCGCGGCCACCCTCACGGCTCTATCGGTTCGGTAGGCAGGGACGACTCGAGCTGAGGCAGGGCGGCCAGGACGAGGTGACCATCGGTGTCAAGAGCGCAGGCCCCGCCGTCGAACAGGCACTCGAGCAGGGCGCCGGCCTGCTCAGTGTCGATGGCGGCCCGGAGGATCCGGGCGGCATAGGCCTCGGGGATCGGCGTCACAGGATCCGGGCCTTGACCTCGACGTCGACGACATCCCGGCCCACGGTGGGAAGGGTGGGTCCGGGGTCGCCGGCCCGGTAGCGGCGCATGTACCGGGCGTTGGCCGACTGGCACAGCCCGCACCGACAGGGGCGGGTGCGGGAGTTGTACCGCGCCCGGGTGCCGTGCGGTGCGGCTGCCTCGGCCATGCGGCCCCCGGTCATGACGGGAATCGTACGCGGGCGGTCTGACAGCGAAGAGGGATGCACCTTCGGTAGCGCCGTGCCCGACTGTTCCCGGGCGCGGCGGATCGCGTCGCGCGCCGTGCGGATCGCGTGGCCCCGCACATCGAAGAGCTGATCCTGAACCACGCTTCAGAATTTAGCGCCCCGCGTTCGGTGTCCACAGTCCTCTTGACGTAACGCCGCGCTACCGGGCGCCAGCCGTCTCGTAGTGGTCTCGTAGTGGTCTCCCTATAAGCGAGGTGCCCCAGCACCTCACCCCTGAGGTGCCCCAGCACCTCACCCCTGAGGTGCTGGGGCACCTCACCCCCCCGGCCGCTTGTGGACGACTTTTCGGTCGTCGAGCGGGGCGGCCATGCCGGGGATCACGTAGATGTACGCGGCCCCGGTCGAGGTGGTGAGCGGCCGGCGCCACATGAGCCCGGCGGCCTCGAGCTGGCGGGCGTCGGTGTTGACGTTGTCCTTGCCGCGGCCCAGCTCGACGGCCAGGCCGCCGAGGGTGATGAAGCGCGGGTGCACCTCGCCGTACTTGTCGGCGTACGCGCAGAGCCACCACATGAGCTCGCGGTGGCGCGCTTGGAAGGGGTGCGATCGGCCGTCTCGGCCCCGGTAGGTGCCCGCGCTCACGGCCGCGGCGACCGCCCGCTGGCGGTACTGAATCTGCGGGTGGTTGTTCTCGCCGAGGCGGAGCTGCTCCGCGGTCGGTAGCGGCTCGGGCGCGAGGCCGCCCTTGTGGAGACGGAGCCGCGCTGTTCTAGAGTGCACGCGAGTCACCTGCTTTCGATGGGAGTCGGCGGTGGGGACTGGTCTGAACCGGCCCGGGCGGCGAGAGAGGGTTGCATTTCCTCTCGGTGCTCGGGTCGGTGCGCGTCATGGCGCGTAGTCCATCCTGGCACCGTAGTTGCATGGTGTTACAGATGCCTGGGCCCGGATCCTGAACCGTGCCTGAGGGTTGCTACCGTCCCCGCATGGCCGAGAACAACCCGATCCGTGACGCCCTCGAGGCGCTGGGCCCGACGAACCGGATCGCCCGCCAGCTCGTGAACCGTCTCGACGTCGCCGAGGACGCGCTCGAGGAGACCTACGTCATCAACGGTGAGCTCCAGGAGATGTTCGACGCCCTCGTCGAGCTGGGCCGGCGGTACGAGGCGGCCCTCGACGAGCTGGCGGCCGAGGGCATCGAGGCGCTCGAGGACGAGGCGAACCGCCCATAACCTTTCTTACGTCAAGCGTGGCCATGCACCCACCGCGGTTGAGGATGTAGGATCGCGGTTCGCCAAGAGCCACCGGGCCCGGCAACGAACGGCAGCACGTCTCGACCCGGGCCCGGTGGCAGCTCCCTTAGAGGTCGACGATGGGCACGGCGACGGCGATCCGCTCCCCCTCCGGGGCCAGGGCCACGAGGTCGGCGGCCTCGGCCAGGGCCCGGGCCAGGGCCCGCAACCCGACGGGGGTGGCGAAGATCCTCACCAGGGACTCGATCGCCCCGGGCTCGGCGAGGATGTCGAGGACGGCCTCGCCCAGCGGGCGGTCCGGTTGGGTGGTCAGGAGCTTGGCCGTGACGCCCAGGGCGCCCTCGTCGGTGATGAACAGGGCCGGCGTGTTCGACAGGTAGACGCTCACGGTCGCGCCCCCCGGCCGCCCTCGGCGAGTATCTGGGCGAGGCCCTCGACCTCGGTGCGCCAGCGGGGCGCGGTGCGGGTGAGCTCGAGCATGGCCCGCACGAGCTGGGAGGCGTCGAGGCCGGTCTCGGCGGCCCAGACCTTGAGGGCCTGGTGGTCGCCCTCGACGAGGTCGACGTTCAATCGCTTGAGCCGGGGCGCCGATTCGGGCGCGGGCATGGCGGGGCGGGCGATGGTGCGCCGCTCCGCGCTCATGCCCGCACCCCGGTGGTCTCGGCCAGCATGGCGAGCACGGCCTGGGCGAGGGGCTCGTACTCGACGAGCACGGCCGGCGAGCCGAAGGCGTCCTCGACCGCCGCCCGCTCGGGGACGGCCAACTCGAGCGGGAGCACCGTGCCGCCGTCGCCGAAGCGGGCCTTGGAGAGGTCCTCGGTGATTGCCCGGGCGAGGCCGCGCCGGCGGCCATCGACCCGGATGAGGGCGATGGCCCAGCGCAGGTCGCGGCGGGCCTCCTCGGCATCGATGGCGGCGAGGAGGTCCTCGAGGCGGTCGAGGTCGGCGAGGCTCGGCGCCGAGGGGACGAGGAGCAGGTCGGCCACCGCGATGGCGGAGACCAACATGGTGCCCACCTTCGCCCCGTCCTTCGGGTCGTGCGGGGTGTCGATGACCACGAGGTCATGGCCCTCGGCCAGGCCGGGCAGGCTCCGGGGCAGGTCGGGCCGGTGGTAGGCGATGACCGGCACCATGGCGTGGGGCCAGTCGTCGCCGGCCCTCGTCACCCACGAGAGGGCCGATCGGCCCGGGTCGGCGTCGATCAGGAGGGTGCGGTTGCCGGCGCCGCCGGCGTGGAGGGCCAGTTGCACCGCGGTGGTGGTCTTGGCGGTGCCGCCCTTGACGTTGCCGACCACGATCGTCGGAGGTCCGGTCATAGGTACATCCCTTCATCTGAGTACATGAAGGGATGAGTATATCCTCAGACCGTGGGGTACGAGTACAACACGTCGCGTTCCTCGGGCGTGAGGGATCCCACGTCGATGGCCGCGGGGCAGGCCAGAGGCGGGTTCTCGGGCTTCTGGGGGGCGATGAACCCGACGCGCTGGGCGAGGGTGACCTCGGCCGGCGAGCCCATCACATACCGGCGGGGCCCGCCGTCGGTCATCACCACCGTGAACTGGCCGTTGCTGTCCGTGAACAAGACGCGCGGGGTCGAGTGCGTGGCGAACTTGCTGACCAGGCTGTTCGAGAGGATCACCCTCATCTGGTTCCAGTCGTCGTCGGTCATCTCATCTCCACCTCCGGGTGGGGGGTAGCCCAGGATCGGGGCGCGGTCCAAATAGCCGGTGGGGTCGATCCGGGTGCCGTTGTCCCACAGCTCGAGGTGGGCGTGGGATCCGGTCGAGGCGCCGGTCGAACCGATGTAGGCGATGACCTGGCCGGCGTCGACCCACCCGGCCCGCACCGCGTAGTCACTGTGATGGAACGACTTGAACCGGTCCGGGCCGGCGTCGACCCACAGCCAGTTCCCCGCGCCGCCGGACTCGTAGCCCGTGGTGACGTTCCCCGAGTAGGGGGCCACGAGGGGCACACCGTAGGGGGCGCCGTAGTCGACCCCGCCGTGCCAGCTCGACGCCGCCCCGGTGATCGGATCGATCCGGGAGCCGTAGCCGCTGGTCTTCTCGTAGGGCTCGAGGAGCGGGAACCACGTCAACTCACGCATGAGTATCACCTCGTCTACTCATCTGAGGTGCCCTCGTGACCAGGGCCTGTACCGGTTTCTTCACCGCGTTTGTGGTCTCCATCCCACCAGACCTGCACCCGGAACCCTCCCCGGCGGCGGCGGACGACGATGGCGCCCAGCACCAGGGCGAGGCCGGTGAACCCGATGGCCACCGCCCCGGCCGCGGTCATGTCGCCGCCGGTCGGGGCCCGACGGCGATCCACACGATCGTGATGCTCGAGGAGTTGTAGGGGGCGTTGTTGTTGTAGACCCGGAACACCACCGACCCCGCGGCGAGCGTCTCGATGAGGAACCCGAACGGGGTCGGGACCGACGCCGGGCCGATGGGGGCGAGCGAGAAGTAGGTGGGCGCGGCACCGAACGCGGTGGGGAACGTGACCCCGGTGTGACCGGCTGCGTCGGTCGTGACCGTCTGGTTCAACGTCTGGACGAGGGGGGCCATGTCGACCCACGCCGAGCCGTTCCACCGTTGGATGCAGTCGAGCCGGTTGTCGAGGGTGGTCATCTGGTTGAGGACCGGGGCGGTGAGCTGGCTGGCGCGCTGCGCGGCGGTCGTGAAGCGCATCACCACCTGATCGGCGACGAGGTTCCCCCAGTTGGAGGCGACGATCTGACCGGCGGCGACGTGGGGGACGAGAGGCATGAGCGGTCCTTAGGGTCGACGGTCCCAGTAGTCGGCGTCCCACACCGCCGCGTCCCAGTGCGAGTAGCCCTTGGTCTGGGGGCCCGGGCTACAGCGGATCGTCATCGTCCACTGGTCGAGCGTGATCGAATGGGCGATCCCGTCGACGGTGGCGAGGGCGTGGAGGACCTGGCCGAACCGGTAGCGGGTGAGCTCGATCCGGGAGCCGAGGTCGAGGGCGTGCGCGGCGGCGTAGAAGACCTCGTCGTCGGTGGGGACCCCGTCGATCGGGGTGATGGCGAGCTCGGCGCCGGCGAGCCGATCCAACATCCCCCGGGCCAGGCCCACGGAGTAGGCGTCGCCGCCCTGGTGGATGAGGTCGAAGCGTTGGGTCGAGCGGACCCCGTGCCGGGCGATGCTCGCCTGATCGGAGACGGACTGGGCGGTACCGCCGGCGGCCGCCACCGCCACCACGTTCTTCACGTGGTCCCGGGAGGCGGCGATCGTGAAGGAGATGGGGCAGAGGTCCTCGCCCGTGTCGGAGAACCGGGCGGCGGGCTCGGTGAACTCGGGGGCCTCGAGCCCCGCCGGATCCACATACCGCAACACCCCGCCCTTGGTCGCGTAGAACACCCCGCCGTCGGAGTCGGCGGTGAGCCACGCCTCCTCGAGCGCGCCCTTCGCCAGAGTCGTCGCCTGCAGGGCGACCGCGCCGGGGGCGAAGGTGCGGTCGACCAGGGCGGGGACGCCGGCGGTGTTGGCGATCCGGGTGAGGCGGGCGCCGGCCTTTTCGCCGCCGCCCTGGCTCGCCTGTTCGAATCCGTTGGCGTCACCCAGGAAGGAGAGGGCGTCGGTGGCGGTGACCTTCACGGTGGATTCGCCACCGTCGTCGGTTTCGGTGACGGTACGAACCCAGCCGGTGGCGAGCGGGCCGGAGGCGGTCGCGACGCGGACGGGGATGTCGGGCCCGAAGACCGGGGCGCCGAGGTCGGCGCCGTTGCGGTCGACGGTGTTCCACGGGGAGTAGACCCCGGTCGGGTTGTCGAGCTCGAAGGAGAGGGTGGCGGGGGCGGCGTGACCGAGCGGATCCGACCGGCCCCTCGAGATGCTGACGCCGGGGCAGTCGCAGGAGGCGTCGACGAAGTTGTTGTAGTCGAGGGCGTCCCACGTCGCGGTGTCCCAGCGGGCCCGGTCCCACACGTCGCGGGCGGTGGGGAGGGCGAGGGTCAAGTGGACGAGGTCGGCGCCGAGCGCGGTGCCCGGGTCCGGCGGCGTGATCGGCGGCCACGCGATCGCCATCACCTCACCGCCACGGCGGTGGTGACGGGGGCGACGTTGCGTTCGAAGGTGGCGAGCTGGCGGGAGATGTCGTAGCCGTCGGTACCGGGGGGCATCACGATCGTGAGCGCACCGAAGGTCGAGAACCGGGGGATGTCGGGGACGTCGATGGTGTTGCCGCCCATCCCGGGGATCCAATCGGGGAACGTGAAGGAGAGCTTGCCGATCGTGTTGTTCCAGAGGTCGGCGATGGCGTTGAACGCGATCTTGAACGGTTTGGTGATGAGGTCGGCCAGGCCGCCGAGGGCGGTGGTGATGAGCCCGCCGATCTTGTTCATGAGCCCGACCACGAAGTCGATGCCCTTCTGCACGGTTTCTTTCACGTTGTCCCACGCGCCGGACCAGTCGCCCTTGATGATCGAGGTGACGGTTTTGATGATCCCGGTGACGACGCCGAGGACGCCGCCGATGATGGTGGCGATGATGTCGAACGCGACCCGGACGCCGCCCATGATCGTGTCCCCCCACCTCGCCCAGAGGTCGGCGATGAAGCCGAGGACGGCGCCGACCACGGTGAAGATGACCCGGAGGCCACCGCCGATGACGGTGATCAGGAACTCGACGAGGGGGGTGATGATGGCGGTGACGCGGGCGGCGAGCGCGGAGACGAGGTCGATGACGGCGTTCACGAACTCCATGATCTGATCGCCGTGCGCCGCCCAGAACTCCTCGAGCGCGGTGACGACGGCGGTGACGATCTCGACGACCTTGGCGGCGAGGGTCTGGACGGTCGTGATGATCGTGGTGACGGTCTCGGTGATCGTGGTGCCCCACTCGGCCCAGAACGCTTGAAGGCCGGCGACGACCCGCTTAATGATCTCGGTGGCGATCGTGATCTCGAGGGCCAGGTAGTTCTTGTAGAGGTTCACGACGAAAGCGATGATCGTGAACAGCTCGTCGGACCACTCGTTCCACAGATCGACGATCACGCCGAGCACCGTGGCGAACGTTTCTTGCAGTTGGGTGAGGGTGGGTTGGATGGCCTCCATCACCTTGGGCCACTCCTCCTCGGCCCACGCCACCAAAGAGTCGAACGCGGGGAGGACCTTGTCGTTAATGAACTCGCCGATCAGTCCCATGACCGGCAGCAACTTGGCGCCGATCTTCTCCTGCAGCTCACCGAAACCGATCTGGGCTTTCTTGATCCCACCGGCCGAGGTGTTGGCGGCGGCCTCGCCGGCGCCCTTGAACGTCTCGCCGGCCTTGGCCAGGGTCTCCTCGAGCGACAGGGCGTTCCCGTCGGCGTCCTTGGTGGCGATTCCCAACTTGGCCAGCCCGGCCGTCGAGCCCAACGCGGCCTTGGCCAGGGCGTCGGTCACCGCGCCGAGGTCCTTACCGGACCCGGCGCTGATGTCGGTGGCCAGGCCGAGCAACTCCTGGGCCTTGGCCGTATCACCGGTGGCGTTGGCCAGGGTCGACAGCGCCGGGCGCAGCTCGTCGTCCGCGATGGCCACCTGTTTCGAGAGGACCTCGATGTACCGCTCCGCGCCGGCCACCGCTTCATCGCTGGCGCCGGCGGCCTGGCGCAACTGTTGGGCGAGCTGGGCGGCGGCGGCCTCGTCCTCGGCGGCGGCTGACACCATCCCGGAGACGGCGCCGACGACGGCGCTGATGGCGTCGGAGGCGAGGGCGGCGGGGTCGACCATGAGCCCGATGCTCGACGCCATTTTCTTGGAGGCCCCGCCGAGGGACGACTCGGCCTTGTCGGAGGCCTTCTCGAGGTCGCGGGTGTCACCAGTGAACTTGACGGCGATGTCCCGGTCAGCCACTCAACACCTCACTTACTCAGTCGGGGAGGTTGCCGCCGGCGGCCCATTTGGCGGCGAGCTCGTCGAGGACCGCGATGTACCGGCGGCGCATCTCCGGTAGCCCGCGGCGCACGGTGGGCCAGAACCAGTAGCCGGTGCGGCCCATCCACGGCGGGAACTGCTGGGTGCGCGGGGTGCGCCCACCACCGAACTCGGCGCCGAAGAACACGTCCCCGGCTGACACCTTCCGGCTCGAGCGGGTTTTCGGGCGGATCCGGCGGGAGCCGCCGGCGACGATCACCGGAACCCGGTCCGATCGGCGCTTCACGGAGCTGGCGGTGAGCTCGGCCTGGGCGCCGGCGCCGGCACCGGCGAGGTTGAGCGCGGCAACCATGCGGTCGGCCTCGACGGCGGCCGCCGCCCGGAGCTCCCGGTTGGCGTCTTTCCCGTACTTGTTGAACGCCCGTAGCGTTTCCTTCAGGCCGGTGACCTCGACGGTGACCTTCACCGCCGGCCCCGGTTCGCCTGGCGCTGTTGGGCGGCGCGGCGTTTGAGGATGGCGGCGGCGGTGACGATCGTGCGGGGGTCCTCGTCCCACCAGTCCCGGGGCGCCGTGTCGGTGGCGAGCGCGAGCTCGATCACGGTGCGCTCGACGGACCCGGTTCGGTAGGGCGGGCGACGGCGTCCTCGTCGTCGACGATCTTCCATCCCTCGCAGCGGTCGAGGAACTCGTCGCGGGTCACCATCGGGTAGTCGGGGTGATGGCGCAGGGCCTGCCACGCGAAGTCGAACAGGACCTCGTAGGACGCAACCCCCTTCGCGGCCAGTTCCTGGTCGAGGTGGTCGCCGCCGCCGGCCTGGGCGCGCAGGCGGATGGCGTCACCGGGCCGGTTGACGACCCGCATCTCCTTCCCGTCGAACACGAGGTCGAACGTGAAAGACAGGGAGAGCTCTCTCACGGGGCCCCCACATAGTCGTTGGCCTCGGCGTCCTCGCCGGTCTCGGGTGACGAGGACGCCGAGGCGGCCGTCACGGTGATGGGCCCGAAGGTGGGCGGCCCGTCGAGACCGAGCGTCAAACTCGCTTCGGCGATCTCGCCGGCGGTGCCCCCGAACGCACCCGGTTTGCAGCGTAGGTTCCCGGTGGCCTCGGTCGCCTCGAGCGGCCACACGATCGAGAACGCGGCCAGCTCCCCATCATGCTCTTGCAGGAAGGTCGACAGGCCGGGGTCGACGACCGGCGGGCCGGTGGCGCCGGTCGCCCAGTTCTGGTCCCACGTGAGCTCGAGCGTCCACGTGGTCGTACCGGTGACGGTCTTCTGACCGCACAACCGTTTGCGCACCTCTTCGGGGGTGTCCGGGGTGAGGGTCGCGGCGGTCACATCACACGAGACGTCGACCTCCACCCCGTCACTCTCGGCCGTCAGGGTGAGTGTGACATCGTCGAAGTAGTTACCCATCGGGGGCCTCCCAGTCGAGGACAACAACGAACACGCCGGAGAGGAGCTCGACGCCGGCGATGGTGGTGGGGTCGACCAGACCGAGCGGGCCGATCTGCCCGACGCCGGCCTGGCGCAGGCCGGCGACCGCGGCGAGGTAGCCGACGATCATGAGGACCATGGACGACTCGAGGTCATACCGGCCTGCCAACAGCTGCACCGACCAGCGGACCTCGGCGAGCGGGCCGGCCCGCCGGTTCGGGACGATCCACGGATCGGCCGGGCGCATCACCACTGCCGGCGCCGCGGTCACCTCGGCCGGCGCGCCATGGCTGGCGGTGACCACGCCGGTCCCGGTAGCGAACGATGAGCGGATCACCTCGAGGGCCTCGACGGTTTTCACGCGATACCCCACGCCTGTTTGTGAACCGTGAAGTAGTGGCGGATGTGGGCGAGGAGGTCCTCGGGGATCGCCTGCCCGGTGAACGCATCCCCCCCGACCACCCCGCCCGGCGAGGCGGGGTCGTGGTAGAGGCGCACGCCCAGGGCGGTGTACCCGACGAGGGAGTCCGGGCCGGCCGGGAGGTCGGGGTCGCCGGGCGGGTCGACGAACACAATGTCGCCGTACAAGAAACTGCGCACGAGCGCGACCGCCGCGCCCGCCGCGTCGACCACCCTCGGCGTCGGGGATGGCGGGGACCCGGGCAGGCCGAGGGTGGCCGCGATCCTCGCGGCCACCTCATCGGCGAGCTCGGCGTCGGTCACGCCGCCTTCTTCCTCGAGCTCGACTCGGTGCCGGCGGTGAGCGGGAGGGCGTTGGCCAAGAGCACGATGCCCTTGGGGATGAACGCGGCGAACGCGCCCATGCCCCAGATGGCGACGTCCTCGCCCAGCTTGGGGACGACCGGGGCGGCGACGACGAACGGGCCGTCCTCCATCCACGCGCACGCCAAATTGTTCGACACGATGGCGGTGCCGGGGGCGAGGTCCGGGGCGTGGGTCACCTTCAGGCCGGACACGTTCACGTCGAGGGTCGAGGCGGTCGCCGTACCGGGGACGTTCTGGGTGCCGTAGGGGGTGGCGGCCATGGCCGGCATCGCGCCGAACGCTTGGAAGACGTCGGTGGCGGCGAGGACCCACGAGGCCGGCGACCCGGTGGCGATCTGCACGAGGGAGCTCGCTTGGAACACGGCGGCCTTGAGGGCGGCGCCGTCGGGGTCCGGGGCGGCCACGTCGTAGTCGACGGACTGGGCGCCGGGCACGAGCGGGAGGGCGTCGCCCACCACGTTGTCGGTCACGATCCCGTACGCGATGTTCAGAATCCTGAGGTAGCTGTCCCTATAGCTCGGCTGGGAGCGTCTGATCAATTGCCAACTGATATCGCTGCCGCCGGCGTAGGTCTTGATCGGCACCGACGCCTTCTTGAAGGACACCTTCACGCTCGTGACGTCGGCCTTCTCGGTGACCTGTTCGCCGACGAGGGCGTGCATGTCGCCGTCGTAGTAGGGCCAGTCGACCTCCATCCCGCTGGGTGGGAGCGGGCGGGTGCCGATGGCGTTAATGACCGGGCGGCCCGTGTCGAGGATCCCGAAGATTTCGGTGAGCCAGCCGGGGGGCATGACGCCGGGGTTGTCGGGGGTGATCTGATCGACGAACGCCCGGGCGAGGGTGACGCGCTCGCGGTAGGAGCGGTAGGCGTCACGGAACAGGACCGGGATCTCATCGGACTGGGAGGCCCGGGCGGCCTCGTAGAGCTCGTAGGCGCCGGAGAACCGGGCGAGGGGGTGGGCGGTGGGGCGGGCCAGGCCCCGGCCCATGATCCGCTCGACCTCCCGGCGGATGGCGGCGCGGGCCGCGACCGGGGCCCCGGGCTCGACCTCGGCGCGGTTCTCCTCGTCGTCCTCGGCGGGCGGGTCGATGGGGTCGCCGTTCTCGTCGAGGGGTGGGTCCTCCTCCTCGCCGGGCGCGGCGCGCACCTCCGTGACGAGGGCGCCGGGGTAGGCGCCGCGGTCGGGGGCGGTGAGGACGGCCAGGCCGGTGAGCTGGGCGTCGGTGCGGACGACCTCGGCGCCGGCGGGACTGATCGTGTCGGTGAACTCGACCGAGAACGTGGCGCCCACGGTGCGGGCCAGGGCCCTCAGCTCGGCCGCCGCGGGCACATCCGCGAGGACCACCCGCCCGTAGAGACCGTCGGAGCGGGCCTCGATGTCGTCGAGGCGCCCCACGAGCGGGCCGCGCTCGAGGCGCCCCCGGTTGTAGCGGTGCCCGGCGTAGACGGGCACGATCTCACCGGTGGGGGGTTGCAGGCCGCCGGCGGCGAACGACTCGACGTAGGGCTGGCCGGCCTCGTCGCGGACCTCGGCAGGCGCATCCCAGGGGACGAGCCGCCCGAAGATCGTGCCGGCCTCGTCCATGTTGGTCGGTTCGGTCGACCGGCGGGCCATGGTCCGGACCGCCACGGGGGCCTCGGCCAGCGCACGGATACGGATGTCCGTATCTGCTGATCTGCTGATGTGCGGGGTGGATGCCATCGGGGCCTCCTGGTCAGGCGCCGGGGACGGCGTCGGTGAGCGTCATTGGACTGGTAGCGGGCGTGGTGGTGGTCATGGGGTCGAGGCCCTCGAGGTCGCGGACCTCGTCGACGGAAAGCCAGGCCTGCCCGGCGAGGGCGGTCGAGTAGGCCTCGACGCGGCCGGTGAAGTCGGTGCGGAGGAGCTCGGTCGTGTCGAACCGGGTGCGCTGGCCCGCCGGCGTCAAGTCGTCGAAGGCGGCCTCGACCCTCGAGAGGTAGGCGCCGAGGCCCGTCGCGAGCCATCTCCTCATCTCGCCCTCGACGGTCGTGTACGTGAGCGAATCCCCCGAGGCGACGTTCACGAGGGACGGGGGCATGCGGAAGGCGCGGGCGACTTCGGCGTTGGCCATGGCGATCGACTCGACGAGCTGGGCCTCCACCGCGCTCGAGCCGAGCGCGGCGATCTCTCCGTCCTGGTCGATCACGCCGGGTTCGTGGCGTCCGCCCATTGATTCGATGAGCTGGCGCTTGATGTCCTGGGCCTGGCCGGGGGCCAGGCGGTGGGCGACCTTCACGACGAGGCTCGGGTAGCCGGCCTCCCATAAGCTGCCGGCCATCGAGAAGAGGGCGGCGAAGAAGTCCATGGCGGCGGGGCACCCGGCCAGCGGGGACTCGCCGAGGCTGGCCCGGCGTTCGACGGTGTAGGGGATCCAGATCACGTCGAGGCCCGGCACCCGCTCGACGCCGTTCACGCTCACGGTGTCGAGGTCGCCGGTGACGGGGTCGAAGGTGGGGGCGGCGTCGGCGGCGTCGATGACCCGCACCGCCGCCGCCCTACCGGAGGCGTCCGTGTCGGTGACCAGGAGGAACACGTACCCGGCGCGGGTCAACTGGTTGGCGAGGCGGTGGAAGGTGAGCCACCGCGGTTCGTGCGGGTTCGGTCTCAGCGTGAGCGTCGGTTGACGCGGCAGCGGCCGGCGGCCGCGGAGGGTGATGAGCGGGAGTTGGCCCATCGTGTCGGCGATCAACCCGCGGCAGGCGACCACGACGGGGAGTTGCCAGGGGTCGAGGTCCTCGCCGTTCATGCGCTGGCGGAGGACCTCGGCGAGGGCGGCCTCCACCGGCGACGCCGGACCCGGCGCTGGGCCCGACGCCATCGTGCCCGGCGGCGGTGCCGGTGGTGGCGGTAGAGATCGGATCCGGAAGCGGGCCACGCCACCATCGTGACCAGTAACACGCCCAGGATGGGCCATGACCGCCCGCGGGGGATCCTGGTGGGGGATTACCCCCGCCCACGCCCCACGCGGTTACAGGCCCTTACAGCCCGTCAGGTGATGGTGGGGGGTGTGCGGGAGCGGTCCTCGAGGGCCCAGGCGGCCAGCGCGGCGGCGAGCCACGGGAGCGCGGCGGGCTGGCGGCGGTCATAGAGCCAGGCGCCGCCGGCAAGGCGTTGACGGGCCGCCGCGACGGCGGTGGTGAGGCGGTCGTCGTCGCGGTGGGTCACGCCGCCGGCGAGGACCCGGTCATGCCACGCGCCGCACGCCGCCGCCACGTCCCTCGTGTTGAGCGGTACCGGCGGGGCGGTGAGCTCCTCGAGCGTGCGGCGGGAGGCGGCGACGGGCCCGCCGGCGTCCCAGGCGACGGCGAGGGGGTGGTGGGCGGCGACGAGCTCGGCCAGGCGCTCGTCGAGCCAGGGCCCGTGAGGGCGGTCCTCGACGACCTCGACGACGAGCTGGCCGCCGGCGGTGCGCCCGGCGGCGACGATCACGGACCGGTCCCGTTCGAGGCTCGTCTCGATGGCGAAGGTCGGCCAGCCCTCGAGGACCGCCTCGGGGTTGGTGGTGGTGGCCCAGGCGTCGACGAGCTCGCGGTCGATCCTCGCTTCGGGCCAGACGCCGAGGTACTCGGCGGCGAACGTGTCGGGGTCCATGAGGGCGTGGTCGGTGCGGAGGGCGTCGATGTTCACGTGATGGCCCAGGCCGGGGTGGGCGGCCCACCACGTGGCCTCGTCGTCGAGGTCGGCGCCGGGGGGTGCGGCGAACTCGACGTAACAGATCCCGGTGTCACCCCCGGCCTCGACGGCCCGGCGGCCGACGTCGCGCCACCGGATCAACCATTCCGAGTCGGTGTCACCGCTCGAGGAGGTGACCCAGAACTGGCCGCCGGCGCCCGTGGCCAGGGTGGGCAGGGCGCCGGCCTCGACGGCGAGGCCCTGGCCGAGGGTGAACTCGCGGGCCTCGTCGACCATCACGAGGTTCGCGGCGAGGGATCGCATGGCGTCCCCGTCGGGTGGCAGGAGCCGCAGCGCGCTGCGGGTGTGGCGCCATGTCATGGACTCGGATCCGTTGGCCCGGCGGGTGGCCACGAACCGGGCGAGGGCGGACTCGTCGACCCAGGGGAGCCAGTCGTCTCGCCACATCGCGGCGGCGGTCTCGCGGCGGTGGGAGGCGTAGCAGGCCCGCCGTCCTCGGCCTCGGCGGCCGGCGTCGAGGCCCTCGGCCAGGAGGAGCACGCTCTTGCCGGCCCGGCGTGGCGAGATGACCACCACGCGGGAGTAGGCGAGGCGCCCGTCGGGGAGTAGTTCGCCGGCGACGTCGGCGAGGGTGCGTTGCCAGGGGATGAGGGGGCGGCCGAGGATGGCGGCGAGGCGGGCGACGCCGGGCCCGCGGGTGGGGCGGTCAGGTCGGCGGGGTGTCGAGGTCCTCGGCGAACAGGTCGGCGAGGTCGGCGAGATCGTCGCCGGGGTCACGGTTCACCAGGGCGTCGAGGACCGTGGCGTATCGGCCGATGAGCGTGGCCCGGGTGTAGCGGGACTCGTCGGTGTCGCGGCAGGCGGCGTCGAGCTCGTCGGCCGCCACCCGGGCCAGGGCCAGCAGGCCCGCGTCGATGGCCTCGAGGCGGCCGGTCTGGCGCATGGCCCGCACCGTGTCGTCGAGGCCTCGGCGCACCCGGCCGATCCGCCGGCGGGCGGCGGTCCCGGGGAGGCGTAATTGGCCGGGCACCGCTCACCACGCCCTCGAGGTGGGCGACGGTCGGGCTTTGTCCTCGTCGTACTCGCGGTACCAGCGGACCACACCGGCCAGTGTGGCCCGCCAGTCGCCCCGCCGGCGGCTCTGCACCCGCTCGGCGCACGCGGCGTAGGGCGGAATCATGAGCTCGACGGCGGTCGCGCCGCACAGTTGCGCCACCTCGGCCCGCCGGGCCCTGGTCGATCCGGAGCGGATCACGACGGCGCGGGCGGCGGGGTCGGCGCCGAGGCGGGCGAGGGCGGCCAGGTACAGCCGGTCGTTGCCCTGCCAGCGGGCCTCGTCGCGGTCGAACACCTCGAGGCCCTCGGCCTGGGCCAACTGGTGGGCTCTGGTGGTCTTCCCGGCGCCGGGAGGCCCACAGATCAGAACGACCCGGCGCCGATCTGTAACAACATTCTCATGGTTGTTCATGGAGGTGGAGAGAGAATTTCGAG